TGAATCTCATCAATGGTAAACCTGTAAAAGCATTTATATACCAAGACCACGAAGCCCATATCAAGACTCATATGGCTTTTGCCGAAGACCCTAAAATTAGAGAGTTAGTAGGTCAAAGTCCAAATGCAGCAAAAGTGCAGTCTGCTGTAGAAGCTCACATAGCAGAGCATATTGCGTTTGAGTATCGTAAGAGAATTGAAGAAGAACTTGGAGCTCCACTACCTCCACCAAATGAAGTATTACCAGATGATGTGGAAGTAGAACTCTCAAGACTTGTATCTAAAGCAGGACAACAGTTGCTACAAACTAATATTAATGAAGCGAAGCAACAACAGATTCAACAGCAAGAAGATGACCCACTGTTACAGATACAAAAACAAGAGTTACAAATTAAACAGATGGAAGCTCAAGCAAAAGCTAAGAAGATGAATGATGACTCAGCTCTTGACCAAGCAAGACTTGAATTAGAAAAGATGAGAATAGAGTCGCAAGAAAGAATCGCTGGTGCTAAGATTGGTGCTGACGCAGTCAACCAACAAAAACAGTTGGATGCAAAAGAATTTATGGAAGGTACTAAGTTAGGTGCTGAAGCCATAAAACGACAGAAAGATGAAACGTAATTAAACGCAAAAGGAGAGAGAAATGGATGAATCGTTAATGATTCTCGCCAAACAGTTAGGTGAGGAAGAACAACGCATGAAAGATGATATGGCACAAGGTAGAGCTGAAGAATACGCCCAATATATGCACGCATGTGGAGTAATCAGAGGTTTTCAAATAGCTCAAGGACTTATCGCTTCTTTAGCACAACATATGGAGAATGACGATGAGTGAAATACAAACACCTACTAAAGAAATTGTATCTGCATCTGGTGCACCTATGACACCACCTAAAATTGATGTAGAAGAAACCAAACCTACGCAATTACCTGATGTAAGAGGATATCGTATATTATGCATGGTCCCACAGGTAGATGAAGCGTATGAGAGTGGGATAATTAAATCTGATAAAACTAAAAACATTGAGGAACACTCAACAGTAGTTTTATTTGTTATGAAATTAGGAGATATGGCTTATCTAGATAAAGATAGGTTTCCTACAGGTCCTTGGTGTAAAGAGGGAGACTTTGTTATAACAAGGGCATATTCTGGAACTCGAATCAAGATTCACGGAAGAGAGTTTCGCATTATTAATGACGACACAGTAGAAGCTGTAGTGGATGACCCACGTGGCTACGAACGTGCATAACATGGAGAGCAAAGATGGCAAAGATAATCAATGAGATTCCTGATGAGTTACTTGATGAGGAAGAGGTTGAGGTAAAGGCTAGTGAAGCTGATAAGGTTGCTCAAGAGCAAAACACAGGTGATGTAGAAATTCCTGAAGAAGCTCCAAAACAACCTAAAAAAGAAGCTGAACCTGTCCAAGGAGAGTTAGACTTTGATATTGAGATTGAAGATGATACTCCGAAAGCAGATAGAAATAGACAACCTTTACCTGATGAAGTAAAAGAAGAGCTTGATGCTGATACTTTAGATGATTATTCAGATAGAGTAAAAAACAGAATGGCTCAGTTGAAAAAAGCTTGGCATGATGAAAGACGTGCAAAAGAAGCAGCAGACCGCGAAAGAGCTGAAGCTGCAAGAGTTGCCGAACAAATTATGTCAGAGAATAGAAAGCTTAAAGAAACACTTTCAACAGGAGAGGCAGATTATCTAAAGACTCTTCAAGAGAAATATATGAGTGATTTAGCGATTGCTCAAAGAGAGTATAGAGAAGCTTATGATGCAGGTGATAGTGAAAAGTTAGTAGAAGCTCAAACTAAAATGAACGAAGCTCAATATAAATTGGGTCAAGCTCAAGATAGACAGCCTCAATATAATCAAGAGACTTTACAAACTAATGAAAATGCGGTATCTTCAAGACAAGATACAGTGAAACCTAGTGTTCCACGACCAGATGCGAAGGCACTTGCTTGGCAAGAGAAAAACACCTGGTTCGGTCAAGATGAAGAAATGACTTCATTAGCATTAGGACTGCATGAAAAGTTAGTCAGAAGTGGAGTAAATCCATCATCTGAAGAGTATTACCGTAGTATTGATAGTACTATGCAAAAACGATTCCCAGAATATTTTGGGACTGATACGTTGGAAGAGGCTAAACCTGCCCAACGCAAACCTTCAACTGTAGTTGCTCCAGCAACAAGGTCAACTGGCCCTAAAAAGGTTAGATTGACAAAGACACAGTTAGCTTTAGCAAAGAAATTCAAGCTAACACCAGAGCAATATGCACGCGAATTAATTAAAACGGAGAATGCAAATGGATAAAAGCAACAATCGTAAGAGTAGAGAAGCAGTAGTTCGAGAAGAAACTGAAGTTCGAAATAAACAGTGGCAACCTCGTTCAACATTACCAGAAATCAAGCATGAAGCTGGCTGGGCGTATCGTTGGATTAGAGTGTCGTTGGTGAATGAAGCTGATAACCTAAATGTGTCCTCTCGTATGCGTGAAGGCTGGGAGCCTGTGAAACATTCAGACCACCCAGAAGTACAAATACCAGCAGACCCTAACTCAAGATTCAAAGACGGTATTGAGATTGGTGGACTGCTATTATGTAAAATGCCACAAGAAATGGTAGACCAGAGAAATGAATATTTTAGGGAAAAAGCCCAAGCTCAAGAGCAGGCGGTTGACCAAAATTTAATGCGTCAAAATGACCCTAGAATGCCGTTGTTCTCTGATAAAAAGTCAACTACTTCTTTTGGAAAAGGAAATAAATAATTCTTTTAAGGAGATGATATTATGGCAAGTTCAGCCGCACCTTACGGTTTCAGACCCGTAAATTTGATTGGTGGTCAGCCTTATGCTGGTTCTACTCGTCAAATTAAAATTGCGTCTGGCTATGGTACAAACTTATTTAATGGGCACATCGTTTCTATAGTAGCAGCGGGAACCATTGAATTAGTTACTACAAATGGAGATAACTCTACTGGTTTTCCAGCAGGGACTATCGGTGTGTTTGTAGGTTGTTCATACACAGACCCAAATACAAGCCAAAAAGTGTTCGCACAATATTGGCCAGCTAGCACTGTTGCTAGTGATGCAGTAGCTTATGTCGTAGATGACCCTGATGTATTATTACAAGTACAAGCAGATGGTTCTTTAGACCAAACAGCTTTAGGAGCTAACGCTTACTTAGCTGAGGTACAATCTGGTACTACAGGTTCTACAACAACAGGTAATTCAGACATAGCAATAGATGCATCTACAGTAGCTGTTACTTCAGGATTTGCGTTCAGAATCGTTGATTTTGTTGATTCACCAAGTTCTTCAGTAGGAGATGCTGCTACAGATGTGTTAGTTAAGTTCAACCCAGATAGCCACAGCTATCTTAACAAAACTGGTATTTAAGGAGAATAAATCATGGCAATTTCAAGAGCTCAATTATTAAAAGAGTTGCTTCCTGGCCTTAATGCTTTATTCGGAATGGAATACGAGCGTTATGGGGAAGAGCACAAAGAAATCTACGAAACTGAATCTTCGGAAAGAAGTTTCGAAGAAGAAACAAAACTATCTGGCTTTGGACAAGCACCTGTCAAAAACGAAGGTTCTGCCATCGCTTATGACAATGCTCAAGAAGCGTTCACAGCTAGATATAACCACGAAACCATAGCTTTAGGTTTCTCACTAACAGAAGAAGCTGTAGAGGATAACCTTTACGATACTTTATCTGCGAGATACACAAAAGCTTTAGCACGTTCAATGGCTAACACAAAACAAGTGAAAGCTGCTAACGTATTAAACAATGGTTTCTCAGGTGGTCCTACAGGTGGTGATGGTGTTACATTATTTAGCACAGCTCACCCATTAGTATCAGGTGGTACAAATAGCAATACTCAAACAACAGCTGCTGACTTAAACGAGTCATCATTAGAAAATGCGGTTATTCAAATAGCTGCGTGGACAGATGAAAGAGGTTTATTGATTGCTGCTAAGCCACGTAAACTAATTATCCCACCAAGCTTACAATTCGTTGCTACACGTTTATTAGATACTGAGCTACGTACAGCTACAGCTGATAACGATATCAACGCTATTAGAACTAATGGTGCGATACCTGAAGGGTATGCAATTAATCACTATCTAACAGATACTGATGCATACTTCCTAACAACCGATGTACCAAATGGTCTAAAACATTTTGTTAGAACACCATTAACTACATCTATGGACGGTGATTTCGACACAGGTAATGTAAGATACAAAGCCCGTGAAAGATATTCATTTGGTTGGTCAGACCCACTAGGAATGTGGGGTTCACAAGGTGCTTAATGCACTAAGTGTTTTGGATACCTAGTTTTCTCATAGTTTCTGGGTATTCATCGAAGCTCTCTACCATCTCTCGTAGGGAGCTTCTTTTTTTCTTTAAATTAATTTCAAAAAGAGTATAATTTAAACCATCGGGAACAATATAACTTATCTAACTGCCCCGACAGACGCATACACGATAGATAAGTTTGAACTTTGTATGGAGATATTATAATGTCAAGAACAACATTTTCAGGTCCAGTCACCTCAAATGCAGGTTTCAATGGTCCAGTCGTAGTAGATAACTCAACACTAAACACAGGCGGTGCTGTTACTACAACTTTAACAGCAGCTCAATCAGGTACTTTATTTGAAGTAGATGGCACAGGCGATATCGTTGTTAATATGCCTGCGTTAAGCACAGGCAACGTAGGAGTATCCTATGAATTTTTTGTAACTACAGCTGTAGGTGCTGCTAAAACTGTTACTTTCGTTTTACCAGGTTCAGCAGTGTCTAATTTCTTTGGTGCTTTACAACTTATGGGTGGTACAGCTGCTAACCCAGCTAGTGATGTTGCAGGTGATACATTAACTTTAGGAAACTCAACAATTGTAAACTCAAGAGTGAAATTAACATGTGTATCTGATGATGGTACAAACTCTACATGGAAAGCAGAAACACTTTCTTCACCAATAGCAACTATTGCTTAATAGGAGATAAGATATGAGCAACAATGGAGATATATGGGCAGTAACCCCTTCCACTAGTGCTACATACTATAGAGCCGCAGCATCGATTGGAGGAGCTGGGGCTCTAACCCTACTTACAAATGACGCAGGTCCTAACGGTGTAGGTTATAAAGTATTATTTACTTCTGCAGGTGATGACCGCGGTATTACTTTTACTATCGTTGGTATTACTGTAAGTAACACACTAACAGGAGACTCAACTACAGAAGTCGTTACAGGTGCTAATGCTAGTACAGCTTCTTCTAGTAATTTTTTTGCTAAGATTACAAGTATCACTGCATCAGGTGCTTCAGCAGGAAACGTAAGTATAGGAACTACTGGGTCAATAGCTTTACCTAGAACTCGACTAAAAGGGTTCTATTATTTAGCTAGTGGTTCAGCGGGTAGCATAAAAGTTAATTTAAATAGTAGCTCAGGTACAGAGTTGTTAAATATAGCAACACCAGCAAGTGCAACAGGAACACAAGATATGTTCCTTCCTGGTATGGGTATATTAACAACATCGACAGGTAGTAGCATTACAGATTTTTCTGTGGTTACTATTACTAATGTTACTAATACAGTACTATTCTGTGGATAAGTATGGCCGTTACTAAGAAAAAAACAGTCAAACGAAAAGGAATGGGAATTAAAACTTCAGTTAAGTCTGGTAATTTTAGAAAGACTAAAGCTGGAGCAGGAATGACTAAGAAAGGTGTTGCAGCCTATCGTAAAGCTAACCCTGGTAGTAAATTGAAAACAGCCGTAACTGGAAAAGTCAAAAAAGGTTCTAAAGCTGCTAAGAGACGTAAATCATTCTGTGCACGTAGTGCAGGTCAAATGAAGAAGTTTCCAAAGGCAGCTAAGAATCCAAACTCAAGGTTACGTCAAGCTCGTAAGAGGTGGAAGTGTTAACATGGAAGATAAAGTGCAAGAAACAGTAGCCGTTCACAATGTTGAAATAGAACATATGAAAAAAGATATTGACCACATTATCCAAAAGGTCGATAGAATGGATGCTAAGATAGATAATATTGAGAAGATATTAGCTGAATTTAAAGGTGGAAAAGCTGTAGGACTTTGGTTCTTTGGCTTTTTTGGAGCTATCGCTGGGGCGATCATAACCTGGTGGGTAGGTAAATAATTTTATAGGAGAAGGAAAATGACAAGAGGACAGAGAAAATTTAGTGGTGCTAAAAAGAAAATGGCAGAAAATGCTTTAATGGGTGGAGAAAGAATACCTAAGTTTATATCTAAAAAAACTTCAAGAGGTACTAGAAAAAGACTTAATCCTGAATATAAAGCTATTTATGGTAGTGCTAATTTGAAAAACAGACCTCTTAAAATAGATAACAAAGGGTTAACACCTAATGTTAAGAAAAAAGCCCCTGTTAAAAAGAAATCTGACGGAGATGCGATATCAAATAGAAAATCTATGAGAGAGTTAATGTTAAAGAAAAAAACAGACTCTACTTATGACCCAACAAAAGCTAACCGTGCAGGTCAAAGAATGGGTCAACGTAAAGCTGGTGGTATGATTAAGAAAAAAATGGCATCAGGTGGTAAGGTACGTGGTGATGGTATCTGTAAACGCGGTAAAACAAAAGGGAGAATGGTCTAATGTCTAACTGTGGAAGCAAAAGGAAAATGGCTTATGGTGGTAAGGTCAGAAAGATGGCTCAAGGTGGTATGATGAAACCTGTAGATAAAGAAAAAAATCCAGGTCTAGCTAAGTTACCAACAGAAGTTCGTAATAAGATGGGCTTTATGAAGAAAGGTGGTATGACTAAAAAGAAAGCACCTAAAGGAATGCATTATATGCCTGATGGAAAACTTATGAAGGATTCAGCTCATAAGAAAAAGTCTAAAAAAATGATGTATGGTGGTACTGTCAAGAAGATGAAACACGGTGGTATGGCTAAGTGTAAGCGTGATGGTATAGCTATGCGTGGTAGAACTAGAGCAGGTAAGTAAATATGATGAAATGTCGTGGAATGGGAAGAGCTATGAAAAAACCTATTGCCCTTAAAAAAGGTGGTAGTGTTAAAGATGCGTGTTATCATAAGGTGAAAGCACAATATAAAGTTTTTCCTAGTGCTTATGCTTCTGGTGCGATTGCTAAATGCAGGAAGAAACGAGGCGGTAAAAAGTAATGGCCGTTCGTAAGAC